GTGCTGGAAGCAGCCCTGATCAAATATACGCACCAATATGGACGTTAACAACCACAACCCATGACTAAGGCCAACACCACCTATCCAAACCGCAAGAACGCAAAGAGGTTGCCCAAGCCTATTCGGTCTGAGTCCAGCAAGATCTGTTCACTTGCCAAGCAATACTATGTTGACTTTGACCTAGCCAAAGCTGCTGTGCGCTCACGGTTGTCTCTGCCTGAGGCCAAGCTGCTGGCCACTGATCCGAGGTTTGAGTGGCAGCTGCAAGAGCACTTGGAGACTGTCACTGAAGAGGATTTGGTGACCCGTGAACAGATCATCGTGGGACTCAAACGAGAGGCATACAGATATGGGGATGACGCAACATCAGCCTCAAGAACTGCTGCGTTTACCAAGCTTGCTACGCTTATGGGCTTTGACAAGCCTATTGACATCAACTTGAACGTGAAGAAAGCACCAACCATCAACCTGACGCTCAAGGGCAAGGTTGACAAGAACAACCCCAAGCTGGCAGAGGTGATTGACGTATGAGTGATTTTGACATAGACATTGCACTACATGAACGCCAGACCGATGCACTGCTGTCTGAGGCCAACGAGATCCTGTATGGTGGAGCAGCTGGCGGTGGGAAGTCAATGCTGATGCGCTGTGCCTCAGTCCTGTATTGCGCTGAGATAAGTGGGCTCAACGTGTATCTCTTTCGCAGACTGTCAGATGATCTCTACAAGAATCACATGACTGGCTCTGGTAATTACATGGAGATCCTTGGGCCATGGATTGACGCTGGCCACGTCAAGTGGAACGGCTCAAAGAACTACTGGCAGTTTTGGAATGGTTCAAAGATTTGGCTGTGCCACTGCCAATACGAAAAGGATGTGATCAAGTATCAGGGTGCAGAGATCCACATGCTGCTCATCGATGAGCTGACCCACTTCACAGAGATGATCTACCGTTACCTGCGTGCGCGTTGTCGCCTTGGTGGGCTCATTATCCCACCCAAGTATCTGGGCAAGTTCCCATTCATCCTGTCTGGCTCCAATCCAGGTGGGGTTGGCCATACGTGGGTGCGCCGAACCTTTGTGAACTTCGCTGCACCGATGCTGACCAAGCGGGCAAGCAAGCAAGATGGTGGGATGCTCAGAGCATTCATACCAGCCAAGCTGGAGGACAACCCCACTATGGCAAATGATCCCATGTATCGTGAACGCTTGGAAGGACTAGGCAGCAAGCAGCTGGTCAAGGCGATGTTAGATGGAGATTGGAACATTGTCGCAGGTGGAGCACTGGATGACGTCTGGGTCACAGAGAAGGTTCAGCTGCCACGCTTCGCAATACCGAGCCAGTGGACAGTTGATCGCAGCTTTGACTGGGGCTCAGCTCACCCCTTCTCAGTTGGTTGGTGGGCAGAGGCAAACGGTGAAGAGGTGGAGCTTGAGGATGGAGGCACCTTATGCCTTCCCGCAGGCTCGCTGATCCGTATTGACGAATGGTATGGCACCAAAGAGATCGGCACAAATCAAGGTCTCAAGATGTCAGCAAGAGACATTGCCAAGGGTATCAACGCCAGAGAGAAGCGCATGGTTGATGAAGGGTGGATTAAAAGCTTGCCGATTGCTGGCCCAGCTGATAATCAGATATATAATGTCAATGAAAAAGAATCTGACAGTATCGCCAGCAAGATGGCTGAAGAAGGTGTTGAGTGGACTACCTCGGACAAACGTGCGGGCAGCCGTATCAATGGCCTTCAGTTGTTGCGTGACCGCCTCAAGGCGTCCATCAGCAGAGAAGGTGCTGGCATCTACTTCATGGAACACTGTATCTCAATGTTTGAGACGCTTCCTGTATTGCCACGCGACACCAAGAACATTGAAGACGTTGACACCAACGCAGAGGATCATCCATATGATGAGGTCAGATACAAGGTGCTTGCAAACGTTCCGAAACCAGCCAAGACCATCGAAGTCACCACAGCTTATTAACAACACAAAAACAATATCATGCCAAATGTAGCCTATCCACGCCTTGAATTCACTTCGCTCCAACTACGTTGGGAGCTTATCAAAGATGCCATCTCAGGTGAAGAGCAAGTGAAAGATCGCACAACGATCTACTTGCCCAAGCCTAATGCAACTGACCTATCGCCACAGAACACGGCACGTTATGAGGCATACTTGACACGGGCACAGTTCTACAACGTCACAGGCCGAACGCTCAAAGGGCTTGTTGGCACGGTGTTTGCAAAGCCGCCAGTGGCAGAGATCCCAAAGGAGTTGGATGTGCTTGTGGATGATGTAGATGGCAATGGTGTTAGCCTTGATCAGCTGGCAGAGCGTTGCTACCGTGACGCCTTGGCGTATGGCCGATCACTGCTTGTTGTGGACTACCCAAACGTGGCTGATGTGAACGAAGGCAAGCCAGCTTCAGTTGCACAGCTCAAGGCAGGTGAGATCCGCCCAACCATCCTACGATATGACCCATGGGACATCATCAACTGGCGCACCAGCCGTATCGGAGGCAAAGCGATCCTCAGCTTGTTGGTCATCTCGGAGCAATACGTCACCGCAGACGATGGCTTTGAAGAAGAGTGGGACGACGAGTGGCGTGTGTATCACTTGGACGCCAATGGCCAACTGGAGATCAATCTGTGGATCGTTGACCCAGACAACAAGGATGAATACATTGTGCGCAGCGACGTAGAGACTGGTGTGCCCATGACGTTCTGGCCTACTGACTCTGCTGGCAAACGCCTCACATACATCCCAGTTCAATTCATTGGTGCTGAGAACAACAGCTCACACCCTGACCTTCCACCGATGTATGATATTGCAACGATCAACATGGGGCACTACCGCAACTCAGCTGACTATGAGGAAGCGTCATACATCACAGGCCAACCAACGCCAGTCTTGGCAGGACTCACCGCAAGCTGGGTGAAGGACGTTCTGAAGGGCAGTGTTCAGCTTGGTTCCAACGCCGCCATCATGCTGCCTGAAGGTGGATCAGCAAACTTGCTGCAGCCTGAAGCGAACATTATGCCCAAGGAAGCCATGGAGATGAAGGAGCGCCAAATGGTTGCCCTCGGTGCCCAGCTAGTGGAGCAGAAGACAGTTCAACGCACACTTGGCGAAGCATCCATGGAGAAGGCAGGTGAAAACTCGGTGCTCAGCTCCATCGCACACAACGTCAGTGAAGGCATACAGAACGCCTTGACGATGGCACTGAACACTGTGTCAGCCTCTGGCGCAGAGATCAGCTACGAGGTCAATGACGAATATGGCATCAGCAAGCTAGATCCTCAATCGCAGATGTCGCTCATTGCACTCTACCAGTCTGACATGATCACAACTGAAGAGATGCGCGACAAGCTCACTGAGAGTGAACTTGCCACGGTCACAGATGAAGAATACAAGGAGTGGTTGGACAGCCGACCCATCGAAGAAACCGCACCAATCACAACCCCAGCAGCTGACGTATAATGGCAAGCACCCAAGAAGGCGTTGAAATCGCATCACGTCACCAAGTGTATCTTGAGAAGCTCAAGAGCCACGAGGTGGTTGAATACCTGCCAGTCATCAAGCAGACTGAGAAGGCCATTGTTGAGGTGACCAACGCCTTGGGTGTGAACAAGCTGGACGAACTCACCGCCAAGGAACTCAACAGCACACTACGTCAGCTGAAGAGTGTTCAGAACGAGTTGGTGATGGCCAACAATGAAACGTTCTATGGTGAGATGCAACGGCTGGCGGGGGCAGAGGCCAGATTTGAAGCTGCCTCTATGCACGCTCTGGTCAACGACCTACCCAATTTGACAACTCCATCAGCAGCAAAGGCGTTCGCAGCAGCTAGGGCAACCCCGTTGTCGGCTACTGGCCAACTGCTAGATCCGTTCACCAAGTCGTGGAGCAATAAGCAAATCGAGTTGGTGAACAACGCGGTGCGGAAGGGCTGGCAAGAAGGTCAGGCGTTGAGTCAGGTGCTTCAGACAGTGCGAGGCACCAGAGCTAACAAGTTCAAGGATGGGATCTTGGCAGGATCTCGACGTGACGCCGCATCCACGGTCAGGACGGCATCACAGCACGTATCGCAGACAGCTCGCATGGAGACGTGGGAAGCCAATGGAGACATCGTGAGTGGCTACCGCTGGGTGTCTACACTGGATGGCCGAACGTCAACAACCTGCCGCAGTATGGATGGCAAGGTGTTTGAGTTTGAAGGCGCAGGTGCCAAGCCTCGTCCACCTATCCACGTCAACTGCCGCAGCACCACAACAGCTGAGTTCAACGATGGGCTGGACTTCCTAGAAGAAGGTGCCACACGTGCGTCAAAGGACGGTTATGTGCCAGCTGACATGACCTATTACGATTGGCTGAAAACCCAGTCAGCCGACTTTCAAGAGGATGTGCTTGGGCCAGCGCGTGCTGAGTTGTTTCAATCTGGAAAGCTAACTTCAAAGCAGTTTGCCAATCTCAATCTTGACCGCAATTTCCAGCCCATGAACCTAGATGCCATGGAAGCAAAGCTGCCCACCGTATTGGCCGCAGGAGGCATTACCACCCCCTCAGCTGGTAAAGTAGTCACAGCTGCCACGAAGACAACAAATCCATTAACTGCCAAGGGTAAAGCAGCAGCTGAAGAAGCGACCAAGCAAGCCGCAGCGGTCAACTCAGCAGAAGCAAAGGCCAAAAGGAAGCTGGATGAAGCCACCAACAAGATGATGGAAGAGTTTGAGGCAGATGAGAAGGCCAGAAAGCTTGCTGAAGCCAAGGCTGCTGCCGCCCGTAAAGCTGCACATGACAAAGCTGTGAAGGAGATGGCTGAAGAAGCTGCTGCGGCCAAGAAGGCTGCTGAGTTCAAGAGGAAGGCAGAAGAGATCGCCAAGAAGAAGGCAGCACTTGAAGCACATGAGAAGCTGCGCAAGGCAGAGTATGCCAAGCAGCAGGCAGAACTTGCTGCGCTCAAGAAGAAGATTGCAGAACGTGAAGCAGCTGAGAAAGTAACAGCTGAAGCAAAGAAGAAAGCAGAGGCTGCTGCGAAGAAGGCTGCTGCGAAGAAGGCTGCTGAAGATCCTTGGAAAGACAGAGCCAAGGCAGCATCGAGTCGCATTGACCCATATTACACCAAGACATACGCTCAACTGCAAGGTGAGCTTGCAGCACTTGGTAGAGATGATGTTGTGCCCAAAGCAAGGGTGTTCAAGAAGTTGGCCACCGTTGCAAACGAGGCAAAGAAGGATATAATTGAAGCAATTGGTGTCCCACTAGAACAACGGTGGACAGCCGCTGATTTGTTCTCACCTGAAGCGTTCAAGAAGCTCACACCGTCACAGAAACGCAAGATCACCGAGGCGGTTGAGTTCCTCACCAAGATCGTGCCCAAGGATCGTTTGCCACGCAACTTCAAGATGTTTGCGCAGTTTGAAAAAGGCATCAGGGCACACTATGACGCAGGCACAGTGTATTTGGCTCCATCTGGACACAGTGGTTCCATCTCTACCATCATCCACGAGATCACCCACCACTTGGAGTTGTATAGTGGGCCACAGAACAAGTATGGTTCCCTTCGCAGCCCACTTGCGGACACGACTGCACTATACAAGAAGCGTGCCAAAGGCTTCAGGCTGGAGAAGCTTAGCGACCTAACAGGCAACAGCAACTACAAGCCGTTTGAAAAAGCCTACCGAGACCACTGGGAAGAAAAGGGCTGGAATGTCTACGCGGGCAAGGAATACAAGTCAGGTGCGCACATAAGCGTCACCGAGATCCTCACACTTGGTATGGAACGGCTGTATGCTGACCCGCTCAAGTTCCTTCTTGACGATCCAGAGGCATTCGATATAATCATCAGCGCGTTACAACGATGAAAACTGAATACACATTTGGAGATCCGACCAAGCCAACCGTGGCGTCCATTGATGAGGACACCAACGAGTGGTCTGTCACGCCGCATGACCAGACCCAACTTGACATCGTTGTGTTCGCAGCTGACTACACCCAAACATACTTCTTCAACAACTGGGAGAAGGCAAAAGCTGCAGCCGACTACTTGGGTGGTGAGATGATCACCCCAAAGCCTACAAGCCAACCCAAGGCCACAGGCAACGCAATTTATTAGTTCCTGCCCATTAGGGCACAACCACAAACCAACCACAAAAAACACATGAAGTATAATATCGACAAAGCCACATATGACGCACTCACTGACGATCAAAAGTCACTCTACAAGGCCACAGGTGACACGTTCACCATGGACATTGAAGGGCTTGATGACGGGGCAGCTCTGAAGCGTGCCAAGGAACACGAGGCAGCGCAGCGCAAGGAAGCGCAGAAGGAAGCCGCAGCCCTACGCACCCAGACAGCGGATCTCCAGACCCAGCTGGACGAACTCACAAACGGCAAGCACAAGAAGGACGGTGACATTGAGGCACTTGAGGCGTCTTGGCAGAAGAAGCTGACTGACCAAACAGCTGCAAGCGAAGCATCCATGAAGAAGGTGCAAACCGCTCTTGAGTCCCAAATGGTGGAGTCTGTAGCCAAAACCCTCGCAGCTGACCTTGCTGGTGACAATCACGCCATCATTTATCCGCACATCAAGTCACGTCTCCGCATGGAGATCGGAGAAGATGGAACGCCCAAAACGCGTGTCCTCGACACAACAGGTGCGGTGTCTGCTGACTCAGTTGACGATCTCAAAAACTTCTTCTTTACCAATGATGCATTTGCGCCTATCGTTGTGGGTAGTAAAGCCTCTGGAAGCGGTGCTTCAGGAAAAGGAGGTGGTGGCGGTGCCACAAAGAAGCTCTCAGACATGACAGCTACCGAGGAAGCCGCATATGCCAATGCCAATCCAGACGCCTACGACAAGATGGTGTCTGCTGAAGCTGGTGCAACTGTCTAATACCTTGGGAATTGTCACAACAATCCACTAAACA